TCCTCGCCCGGCTCAGGCGCCGACGGCATCCCAGGCGCTGCCACGTAGTAGGGGATCAAATCGTTGGTCATGGTATAATCTCCTTGCCCCGCCGAGGAGGTGTCAGATGCGAAACCTTCTGTGGAAAGTGGCGCAAGCGTTCGCGCTCGTTGTGCTCCTGGTCTGGGCGGGCGCTTTCAGCCTCTATGTATTCCCTGGGCGTACCTCCGAGAACCAAGAGATCACACCGTGTCAGTCGGCGGCCTACGTCTCCCCGTGTGACAGAATGAGAGAACAGGCCATCGGGCGCATGAGAGACGGCATTGTTCGTTCCATGGACAGTTACAACCTCGAAGCCCTGGGCTGCGCCGCCTACCCGCCTACCGACTAGTCTCACAACGATCCCCGCCTCTTGAGCCTGGCGCCCACCTGCCGGCGTATATGTTCCTCGACGGCCCTCGCGCCGTGCTGCGCTATGGCTGCCTGTATCATGGCCTCGGCCTCGGCGTCGGGTAGCCGGGCCAGGCGGTCGATGCTCAGACGCGGCGGCTTGGGCGCGGCCTGCGCGAAGCGGTCCTTTGCCCTGGGGATCACCTGGTCAACGATGTTGCGGGCTGCGTCTTCGGCAGCGGCGAACGGCTCGTTACTTCGTGAAGGCATTTACCGTCTCCCGAACCCTACCCGGCGCTGTCCCGGCTTGTCTCTGCTCACCCAATACTCACGCCATCCCCTGCGCGTTTCGGGGTCCGGCACCCAGAGACAGGCGACAGGGGGTGTCGGCGCGGCCGTTTCCGCTACGTTCTCCGTTCGGCCTTCTTCGGGTGCCACCCGGCCGTCCTCGTCTTCCTGCGGTATCCTGGGCATGTCAGCCTAACCCCCCTAGCGAATAGGGTAGGCGGGGCTCTTTCAGGATGTACCAGATCGCCGGGTTCGGGTCTGCCGCCCAGACCGGCTTCAGGACATCCAGCACGTCATCCCGTACCAGGCGCTTGCTCGCGTCGGGCAGCAGCCGTATGAGGGCCAGCCCGCCGGCAGACTGCAGTATGGCCTCGTCGGGCGCGAGTTCGAGGAGCTTCACCGTCGCCTCCCTGCGGGCACCGCCCGGCGCCGGGCCTGCCTGGCGATAAGCTCCGCATCGATCTCCGGCGTCACGGCCGTCGGCTGGCCCGCTACCCTGATGGGCGCAGGCGTCCCGAGGGCCGTCCCCGGCTGACCTAGGCGGCCGCCTACCTGTCCGGCAGGCTGGCCCGTAGGCGCCGCCATGCCCTGCTGCCCCTGTATCGCGCCGATAAGTTGCTCCATCGCCGGGGCCTGTGTTTCCTCTAGGCGCCGCGCCAGGTCGGCATCGTAGGAATAGGCGAAGTCCCGCCTCTTGATGGCCTGAACCTCCGGCGAGTCCACCCAGTCCTCACCCATCCGCTGCGCGTACTCGGCCTCCGGGTCCTCGATGCCAACGCCCTCCTCAACAGCCGTCCGGCGCGATATGCCAAGCTCCTTGTAGGCATCGCGCCAGAAGCTGAACTCGGTGATGCGCTGTTGCGGCAGGCGGGCCTCGTGCGTCACCTCCACGACTAGGCTGTCCATGTCCTCCCGCCCAACCCTCGCCACGGTCCACTTACCACCGACCCAGCCCCCTATCTCTACCCCCTCCGGCAAGAGGTCGGCCAGGTAGATGTACAGGTTGCGCACCTCGGCCTCGGCCGTCTCGGCCAGGTCGAGGCCGAGGATGTAGGGATGCAGCACGGCCGCCGCCATGCCACCCAGAAGGGCCTCCTGGTAGCCGCTCTCTGCCTGCCGGTATCCCTGCATGGCGTCTATCTGGGTGAGCGAGTCTATGTAGGAATGGGCGTGCTCTACGGCCTGCCAGATGTCGTTTGGCAGGTCGGCAACGGGCTCCTGTAGGATGCTGACGTTGCTCGGTACTATCTCCCTCTTGGCGGGGTCCCAGTCGATGCTCTGAAGGTACTCGGGCACGCTGTCGCCGTGCCAGAAACTCTTGGGCCATATCCTACGGCGGATGTGGTTGGCGATCTGCGTCTCTTTGCGGTTGATATCCTCCAGGATGCTCTCGCAGCCGGCAAGCAGGCCCGCGTACTGGTACTCCGGGCCGGGGCTCCCCGTGCCCGTCCTGTCATAGATGGCCGGCTCGCCCTTCACGGGCAGGGCCGTCGCCAGCGGCACCATGCCGTAGCCCTCGCCCTCGTACACCAGCCGGTCCTCGCAGAAGACCAGGCGCTTCTCGTCACTGTAGGCCTCCTTCCAGGCCACGGTCTTCTTATCGCCCCTCACCGTCTCCTGGCCCCAGCGTTTGAGCATATCGTTTGCCCTGGCCGTAGGCAGCGTGAAGCGCCAGATGAACCAGTCGCCGGACGGGTCGATGAGCACGTTGAGGATGCCCGGCAGGTAGCCGGGTAGCGCAGGCTGGAGCAGGCGCCGCGCCTCCCAGAACCGCCGGCGCCGCTCGAAGGCGGGGCCTGCCTCTCCCGCCCTGCGCTCCGGCTCCGGCCCCAACGCCAGCTCGTTCGGCAGCACCACGGCGGCCGACAAGCCGAACAGCAGCATCTCGATCACCATGCCGTGGCCTGGGGGATAGCGGCGGTTTCGCAGGGCGTAGGCCGCGTCCTGGGCAAAGGCTATCCGGTGGAACGTCTCGCGGGTCGAGGAGCGCGCCTGAGCCTCGGCCGTTTCGCGGCCCTGGGCGTTGCGGGCCGGCGGACAGTGCACGCGACGCCGCTCTGGGTGAATTTGTTGGGCGAGGCCGTAGATAACCCGGCGTGCCACGGGGGGGAAGACCGAGGTCAGCGGAGGCTTCACCTTCACCTCCTGCGACTCCCCCCGGAGATAGCCTAGCCACTTGTCGCACTTCGCATGCCAGGCCGAATAGTAGGATGCGAGTTCCTGATCGTCGCGCTTCACCTGCTCCGCTGTGAGGTTCATACGTATGGCTCCCCGCTGAATACCTTGACGCGCTGGCCGCTGGGGCTCCCGACGCCGTACTTGGCGACGAGGCCGTAGGCGAGCGCCTTGCAGGCGTGGTTGTTGCGGTCCTCCGGCCTGTCGGTCGCTACGCCGTCAGGCCGCTTGGCATACAGCCACGGGCCGGTCTTCTCAGCCTCAGTCTCAGGCGCCGGCCCACCGCCCATCTCGCAGATGAGGCCCACCAGCGACGGGTCTATCTGTAGCCGGGGCCGTCCGAGCACGGGGTCAACCTGGAGGAAGGACCGCACGCGGTCGATACCCACCTGGACAGGCACGGTATTGGTGCTCAGAACGACGCCGCCATACTCGGCCCAGATGTCCCAGTCGGACTTACGGCCCGGCTGGCTCTGGACGTGGGCTCTTGCTGCCTGATCGATGGCGCCGCCGGCCACCGCACCCCACCAGTCCTGCGTCCGGAGGTGGTCGATAACCTGGTAGGTGGAGAAGCCGCTGCGGTAGAACAGAGCGAACAGGCAGACCACGCCGCCGATCTCCTGGGCAGCCAGCACCGCGCACGGGTTAGAGAAGCCGGGGTCAACCCAGATGTACACGGGGACCCCCGGCTGGTACTCGGTGGGCGCGACGTGCAGACGGTGCCTGAACTCGGGGAAGATGATGCCGCTGGGGGGAGCGGGTATTGCCGCTATCCGCTCCTTGTACACGTTATCGGGGTAGAGCCGCTTCGCGCGCTGTATCTGTGGGTCGTCTTCGCCCAGGGGGTAGACGACGCGGTTTGCCCAGGCCGGAAGGCTGAAGCTCTCCAGGCCCACGTCATTCGGTATCTGGCCTAGCTTATATTCCTCCGCATACCAGTGAAGCGAACCCTCAAACGTACCGGCCTCTATCAGCCAGCCCTCGCGATCGTGCAGCCGGGCCTCCGCGCGCAGCCGCACGTCAGACCGCATCCGCCCCGGCTCGGCCAGCACGATGCCATCGGCCGCCCAGGCGCGGATGCTCGCCGGGTCACGCCCTGACCAGGTGCGGAGGGTGTTGCCGGTCCGGGTGCGCAGATACCAGGGCTGCTCAGCCTCAGGCATCCGCACCTCCGCTATCAGGTGCATCGCATCTAGGCCCTCAAACGCGTACCGGAACTCCTCGCGGGCCTCCTTGTAAACGCTGGCCACGATGTAGTAGTCATACGCCCGCTCCTGGTGTGGGGTCGCCAGGTACGGCACCAGCTCACCCCGGCCCACGGCGTGCGACTTGCCCGACCGCTCGCCACCGGCCAACACTCGCGCCTGCGCACGCGAGGCGTGGAAAGCAAGAACCCCACCTTCGCGGTGGGGCTCGTAGCCGGTGATGGCCCAGACCTTGCGCTTAGCTTCTAGCGGTAGCCGCCAGGTCACGCAGCACCTCCAGCACCTGTGCCGACAGGCGGTCCTCGTGCCGCACGTCGAACCGCTCCCGGTACTTCTCAGGCTTGTGGGCCTTCAGGTAGAAGATGAGGGCCGTGGTATCGCGGGTCTTCGGCCCCTTCAGGAGAGCGCGGCGCCGCAGTTCAAGCTCCACGTCCTCTATGGCACCAAGTTCTGCCTGCTCACAGGCGGCAGCAAACTCAGGATCGGCGGCCGTCCACTTGTAATAAGTGCGGCGGTCGATCCCAGCGGCACGGGCGGCGGTCTCGATGATGCCCGAACGCCTGTAAGCTACCAGGAACGCCGCCTTTTTGGCGCGCGCCCCATTATGTCCCTTGACGCCGCTGCCGTTAGCCACCCTTCCTCTCCTTCAGGCGCTGGCCCACGCTCTTGCGTCGGTAGCCGCGCATCAGGCTCCTACGCTGAGAGCGCGGGGTGTGCGCTACCATCCTCGCGCCCCAGGACTCACCACGGCCCTTAGCAGCGTAGGCGGCGGCAAGCTGTGCCCCCGATGTGGCCGGCACTACCCGATGCTCCTATAGCCTATACGGAGGACTGCTGCTAATACGCGCGGCGGTAGTTCTGCGCGGTAGCAGGTTCGCTCAGGCTGTCGCAGCCTGTGGAACGCCTTTCGTTCGATTTGTCGGATACGTTCGCGGGTTACCCCTTCGAACTCGCCAACCTTAGCCTGCGATCGTCCTGGGTAGCCATACCGTCGCACTAAGACGCGATGTTCACGAGTTGTTAGACCCCACGGCCCAGGCAACTTGTCTTCGGGTATCATACCTTCGTTCCTTTTCACCCCGCAAAGGCGCCCCCTGGTGTGGGGGCGCTGCTCCCTGGGTAGAACTGTCCTAGTCTAATACGTATACCCTCCTTGGCCCTTTGTCAATGTGTTTTAGCTAGATCGTGCGGCATTCCTTGCGCTGTTCACGATCTGATGTACACGTTGACGAGAGACACCCAACTCGTCAGCGATCTCTTGGAGGGTTCTGCCTTCTGCGCGGCCCTGAATGACTTGGGCATATCGCTGCTCAAAGTAGTCATCAGGTTTGTGATGATGGGCAGCAACGTGCCTTCGCCGAGTTGTCAGTTGTAGGTTTTCAAGGCGATTGTCATCCCGAAC